AAAAGCTTGTTTTCGATGCGCAGTTTTTCTCCTGCGGTTCTTCGTTCAAGCAAGGTATAATATTTCCCGTTAACAACAGTCTGCTCAGACGTTCCGATGCTTGTAAGCCTGCCTTCAGCATCCCTGCCCAGAGGTATAAAACAATCCCTGCGCACAGGCAAAAAATAAAACCCGTCGCCATTGGGCACGGGCTTAAGCAATACGGAACCGCCGACAAGCATAAACTGTATTGCCTTCTTTTTGATTTCACCGAGCTTTGTCAGAACATCATTTACGAAATCGCCGTCTGCATTTACCTCATATTCAGAAAAGGTCGTTTTATAAAGCTTGCTGACTATCAGTGCCGGGATGCGCTGACAGTTATCCTCTTTTGGCTCTTTAACTCCGAAATAAAGGTTAAAACAATCCTGCACGGCAATCTTCATCTCGGGCGATGTGATATCCTTCACATTAAAAGCCTGCTCAAATCCAAATCCGCTGACTTTGTTGTTAAACAATGCTGAAATAACAGCCATTTACTCACCTCTGTTCACTATCTGTATTTTCTTAACAGCTCTCAGCCCTCTTTGCATACCGCTGATATAGGCTTCAAGCTCTTTGTTTTCTGCTGTAAGCTCCTGCACTTTCTTTCTGAGCTCATTGTTTTCTTCCGTAAGCTTTTCCTTGCAGTATGCAGGGAGATATTTATTAAAAAACCAGTGTTTGATTTTGCTCATTTTACTGTCCTTTCTTCTTCCATACGGGTGACATAGCATAACGTGTCATATCTATGGCGTGATTATTGGCATCGGGATAACCGCTTATGATATTGCCTTCTTTATCCTTTTCGTATTCATACTCAAGGAATTCCTTGGCGGTTTCAGGGCAACGTTCAGGGTCAATCACAATCTTCCTGAGTGACTGAAGCCATTTCATTGAATAATCAACACTGCCCGGACCTTTTTCCGCACCTCTTGCCATAAGTCCGTAACTCTTATAGTCACTTATGCTCTTTTCCTCTGCGCTGTCACAGGTTATCCTCTCGTTCAAGGGGACACCTTTTTGATTTATAAGAATATCCGCAGTTTCCTTGTTGCTCTTTTTATTGCAACGGTATTCATCGAAAATATAAAGAGTAAGCCGTGCGGCATCGTAGTGCATTGCACCGTAATGAAACGGATCGGGAAACCATCCCCAGTCCACGCCTCTGTAAACACGGTCAAAGTTTGCAATCTGTTTATCTGTTATAGTTTCGCAAACAACATTATCAAACACCTGACCGCCCGTGCCGTTGGCAATGCCTTCATATTCATGCTCATACGCCTTCGGATTCACAGCCTTAAGGAATTCGGCTTCATCGAGAAACACCTTGCCAAGCCATTCAGGCGGAACACCTTTATATGTAGAATGATGAACAAGGCGGCTTTCCTTCGGTATTTTGATATACTGATTAGCCCAGTTATTTGCCGTTTTCGGAGGATTAAAGCTTTTGAATATATAAACCTTGTCTCCGCCTCTGGCTGCTGACTGTTCGATATTTCGCACGCTTTCGGGGCCCTGAAACTGGTCAAGTTCTTCAAACCACAGAATACCGATATAACCGAATGCGGGTTTAACGGATTTCAGCTTTTTCGGATCATCAGCTCCACGGAAATATAGCTTCTGTCCGGTAGGTTTATATGTAATCTCAAGGGGAGACACTTTAAATTCAAATTCATCATCCAATCCGAGCGTTTCTATAGCCCATTGCATCTGATTATAAACGGAATCCCTCAGAGTTTTGCCGACCTGACGAAGAACAAGCATATGCATCTGAGGGTTATTTTTCAATATTTCAATAGCCTCAATCGAAATGAATGAGGATTTTGTTGAACCTCTGCCGCCGGGCAGAACATACTCGGTGTGATTATAATTGAGGATATCACGGCGAACACTTGCAAAACCGTCGGCAATAACAAGAGGATCTATGCGGTATTTCTCGTCGCTCTGAATCGGAATCTCTTTTATGTGTTCCTCAAGCATTCCGAGGGCCCTCAAAGCTCCGTAAGCATCTTTCAACTCTCTGCATTCACGGTATGTATCCACAATCTCAGTCACAATCATAGCCGGGCTGAGGGCAAGGCTCTTTCTTTTTTCTTCCTGTAATTCGTGCACGCGGGCGAGGATGTCAGGTTTTCTCAGGTTTTCCGAGCCTATTGAATAGGCTGTTTTCTTTGAATAACCTGCTCTTATTGCCGCCTGCGTTTTATTGTAATCTACTATGTATTCTTGGCAAAACTTCTCCTGCCTATCATTAAGAGCCAATCCTCACCACCTCTCTTTTTGTTTCAACTATCCCGCCCCTGTCCCTCGCTGCACGCTATGGCAACGTCAACAAATTATTTTTTTCGCAAAGGAAAAAGCCCTCGAAGCTTTATAAGCTCCAAAGGCTTTTACATATATACAAAGGAGGAAACCAAAAGGTAAAACTTTTAACAATCATTTTACGATATCATTTTATCACCCTGGTTACGCTTTGTAAATGCCCTGTTTGTGCCCTAATCTTTAAAGCTGTCAATACCGAATATCAGTGCAGCTAAAATCTCTGTAGCGGAATCAATGTCTTTATAAATAGTTCTACGGTCAATTCCTTCTTTGTCTGCCAAATCTTCAGGTGTGGGTGGGTTATCATCTATATAAAGTGCCTTCAATACCCTGCATCGGCGTTCGTTCTCGGGTTTGCCCGACCTGTGACACCATATCTCATATGTCTCAACCATCGCCGTAATATGATTGACTATAATTGCAGTTCGAGCGGCAGAGTTTTCTATTGCTTTTACAGTAAACTCAGCTTTTGAAAACTCACGGTCTGACATCATTGAAAGAATATCAAAAACACTGTCTTTGCACTCTGCAGCAGAACACAGCGACTTTTCTGCATGAGTTTTGAACATCCTATAATTACGTATAAGCAGTTTTGTATTGTGTAAACGCTTATCTTTATTTTCTGATACAAACTGTTTTTTTAATTCTTCAAAACGCTCGTTTGCAGCTTTAACACCTGCAATAACGGCAAGCTCTATGGTTTCTTTTTGATTCATGTATTGTTGTCACTCCTTTTTATTTCAAAATGTGGGCAATGATAAGGCGTTACAAAATGCTTTACAATCGGAATTTGTAACCAAAGATTATTGAATGCTTGATATAAATGGCTTGTTTCACAAAAAAATAAGCTCATATTTGTACTCTTCATATATGCATTCCGTTCCAAGCGGTGCAATATCACACATCTAATCACTCCTTTTATTCATCCGGGATATCTCTATATTCAGGTATGTTTTCACTTTCAGGCGCACTTATCCCTTTATCTCCGCAAAAACTTACTGCATCAACAATAAGCTCAGTCACCTTACGGGAATGACCGCTTTTGTCTTTATAGTTTCGTGACTGCAAACTGCCCTGAATAGCTATCATTGCACCCTTTCTGAAATACTTGCATATAAACTCTGCATCGTGCCGCCAAGCAACAACATCAATAAAATCCGCCTGCCGTTCTCCATCCTGCGTAAACCTGCGGTCAACAGCAACAGTAAATGATGTTGTTTTTGTTCCCGACAGCGTAGTTCTAAGCTCCGGGTCAGCAGTTAAGCGGCCCATTATAACTCCGATATTTACCATCTCTTATTCCTTTCTTCTCAGGTATTTTTATCATAGTGTATTTTTGGTAAGGATATCCGAAAACATCAACATCCATTTCAATGCTGTCTTTCGGTATATAAAAGCCCTTTATGGGTTTCGGATAGTTTGTCCAACTGTCAGCTGATACAATTTCCTTCTCGATTTCGGGCTTTTTTAAGTTTTTGCTTGCATTCCATCTTTTGGCACTTACAGGGTTGCCTTTGAATGTTTTACGAGTCTCCTTCACGAAATAAACCGCAAGAGCACTATAATCGCCTTTGTCGTCTAGAGGAGTAAAGAATACTCTGCCGTACGGCCACAACTTTTGAATGATTTTCGGATTTATTTCATTAACAATCAAATGATGATGAATTCTCTTATTTTCATATTCTGTTGCATTTACATATTTAAGCTCCAAACCATTCTCACGGTAAACTTTTCTCAAATTTCTGAAAAATTTACGAATATTCTCTCTTGATTCTTCGGGTGTCGGATAATAATCGTCCTTATATGTAAGCCTTACGTGAAGATCTCCTTCGCCAAAATTTGTATTTATAAGCCATGTCAATTTCTCGACGGCGTTTTTTTGGTTAATTTCCTGCACCTTTTGGGAAGAAATGTTTGTTTTCTTCTCTCTCGCAATATTTTCTTTCTTTCCATGCCGAGCAGAATAATATTTTTTTATTTCTACAGTATCTCCTGCTCTGACTGTTCTCTTAATGTACGGCATATTTACCTCTTTCATGTCCGTAAGATAATTGCTATACCAAGGCGAGCAAACGCCCGACCGGACGCTTTTTTTGCGAGGCTTGATATTTGCAATTTCAAGGTGCATATAATTAATGTATTTATTATAAATAATAGTTGTTTCTATAATTTGTAATAGGAATAATATTAGAGTTTAAATGTCGAAGAATTCATTTTTACAATAATCTTGAAAACTATCGCACCATAAGCCACATTTACGACACTGCTTTCCTGTGGTGAAAAACAATTTAATTCTTAACCAGGCATTATTGAGTTTCTTTGCAATTTTCATCGGTTACACCTTCCTTTTCAAGAATCTTAGCAATCTGTTTATCAAAATCATTTATTAAGCCTTCACAGTCTCCGAATCTTGCGTGAGATTTCCAAGAACCATAGCACTGTTCAAACTTTTCAGGGCTCATTTTACCTTCAACAACAAGCTGTGCCATTTTCTTGTATTTGCGGAAGGCATTGCGTTTGTTTTCGTTGCGTATTCGGGTAACGGTTTTTCCTTGACTTACATAAGTGTGGAAACCCAAGAATTTTATACCGTTCCTGATAGGCATTATCTGTGTTTTGCCATTCAGTGAAAGATGTAGCTCATCAATATGACCTTCAATAACCTTAAGGCAATGCTTGAGATAATCCTTGCTGTGATGAATCAGATAAAAGTCATCCATATAACGGCCGTAATACTCTATACCAAGCTTGTCCGTTATCAGAGTGTCAAGGCTGTGCAAATACAGCAAAGCAAACACCTGAGATGATTGATTACCGAGAGGTAGCCCTTTACCATCTGTGCTGTCTATAATCAAATCGCAAAGCCACAAAACACCTTCATCATCAAAATAATTCCGC